TTACTTGTTCTCCTTTATAAAAGGACAGAATATCTCTTGTTAAAAATTTCATAATTAATTATATCATAACGATGAAAACTTTATCGCAAGTTCTTTATATTATTATCTTTTTCCCAAACAATTTTTCCATCTTTGTATACTGGCCAATATCCAAGGCTACGCCAGTCCATCCTAGTTATCTTAGGTTCTTTTGGCATAAGCACACCAAATTTTTTCATCTGTCATAGTTTGATGAGTGTCCCAAAACAATGGATCTTTCTTAGACATCTCACACTTTATGCATTCATCAGGATTCATTCTTCTCGCCTCCAATGAAGGTAAGACTTAATATAAACAGCACCGTATGCAACTGCTGCAAAGATAAAGCCATACTGGTCTGTGACTAAAGCATAGGCTATCCATAGGCACTCATTAAATAATAGGACGAACCACCCCCACAAGGTTTTTCTTCCAACAAAATAAATGCCAGATACGCCAATACAGGCAAGCACCCAGTGTGCATAGTCAGCAATCCATTGAATCATATATCTAGTATACCCTAAAGTCAGGGTTTGGTCAAGTCAAGTGCTTTTGACAGTAATTTGTTATATGGTTCATAGCAATCTAAAATATCTTCTATTTTAAAATGTTTGTTTTTGTATTCTGGAGAGACTTTACTTGATCTCAGGTATGTGTCTTCTTTATTGTCTACTGCTACAGCAACAGGAATCTCTAATGGATTTATTTCAAATTCAAGATCGTTACATATTTTTAACAATACCTTTTCTGGAAACTCTATTAGGTCTTTGTATTTTACAACAATGTTTGCATTTTCATACAAGAAGTTGTACATATCCTTATACTCATTATTATATCTTTTGTTGTACCCTTCATCTGGTCGATAATGCCTTCTCATTGTTACATGAGAATGTATTGATTCAAAGGGATCTCGTGCAATAGTTATAATAAATCTATCATAATTTTGAGGAATATGGGAATATTTTATCTCTTGCCTACAGTTATTTAGTATTAAATTTGATAAGTAGTTTGCTCCAGATCTAGGATATGTGACAATTGCCATACTGGACATATTATGATACAAGACCCATAGACAAATGAATTAAACACACATCTGCAACTATATATTCAGCGTGGTTTACAACTATATCGTAGTGCGTAGCATCTTTTTCACAAAAGAAACATTTAGATTTTTCCATATAATGATTATACCATTAAACAAAATCAAACCATATTGGCATAATGTATCTTGAACCATTTGCTGGTGCTACATGATACCAATAGTGAGGATTACCAGGGAATAGAATTAGGTCGCCAGCCTTTGGCTTAAAAGATAGTCCTTGATTAAAAAATGATAAACCACCACCATCATAGTCATCATTTAAATAAACCCAGCCTGCTAAATGGTTTGAGTCTTTGTGACCTAGGTCATCTATTGGAACTGTTGGACTGTTGTTGTGAACCCATTGAGCAAAACGAGAATTTCTTGGTTTTAGTTTTACGTTAAACTCTTTTTCTAATATAGACTGAATACCAGGTATATATTTTTCTGAATAGGTTAGTGAGTCATAATACAACAAAGATAGTGCAGGGTCCCCAGAACTGTCTGGCTGCAAGGGACGATTATTACTTGTCTCTGTACTATTTATAAGTTCTATAATATGGTCACATTCTTCTTTGCTTAAATAATTGTTTAATACTTTTATATTGCTAGGATCACTTCCAATATTGTTAAAGTTTTGTACTGTTAGGTCAGAGTAACCAATGACATTTCCTTCAGGCACAACAATATCGTTAAAGTTTTTTACCATATCCAATAACTTGCTAATATCTTCTTGATCAGTATGAATCATAAAGTCATAAATGCCAAATTTCTCAGATAGATTTCTTATTTGTGCAACAACATCGACCAACTTTCCTTTTATCAAATGATGTTGCTTTCTAACTGGAGCATTTTTATCATACTTAACATACTTTTCATCGTCTGGATGGGTAGTAATAAGTGGATCAATAATGACTATTGGCTTTACCTTATCTAAATCAATCTTTTTAAACTGATCTCTAAACAAAAGATTATCATCAACATATATATATTCGCAATGTTTATTTGCTATATTGATTGTTGTATCCGAAGAACCAACAACTGCCATATGGGTTTTATGCTCATGGCTGTGCATTAAATCCATGACTTTATCCATCCAAACTGCAGATATATTTACTCTTTTTTCAAGGGTATCAATCAAGGATGAGTCGTGCATGTAGTGGTCTAGCACTAATTTTTCTGAAGGGCCATTTCCTTCGTCTCCCCATCTTCCAGCAACAAGGTTTACACCAATTCTGCCAGGTCCAAATTTATTTAAAGTGTCAACAATTTTAGCAGCATAATCAGGGCTTGTTCCGTATGCTGGTAAGGCAATTGTCATAATTAGTTGGTTTGTTTTTTGTAATGCTTCTTGTATAACCAAAGAAAAGTCAATTCCTCCTGGACCATAAGGAAGCAAAACAGATTTTACATTAGCACCATCTAGTTCTTGTGCCATGCCAAGAATTCCTTTAAGGTCTAGGTTTTCAATACTGTCATTTATCTGCCAGTGTCTTCTCCACATCCAGTGAAATGTTATAGGCTTTTTTTGGTTATCCATTTTTTATTACTCTTCCTTTTGTTTTAAACCAAGATCCTATCTTAGCCTTTGCTACTTTACTTCTCAAAAGTTCTCCAAATGTTTCATGAGATATTTCTGAACCAAGATATTCTTGTCCTGTTTCAAGATCGATCAACTTCCATTTTGCAGGAGCCTTTGTATGTAGTATTAAGTCTATTGGATAATCGTAATCATCTACTTCAGACCCATCTAGCAGTTTTCTTTTCTTTGTGCTATCATTCATCTTTAAACTATCGTAAACCAAATAGGCAAGGTGTATCTATCGCCAGACAAAACCTTTGTAACTTCGTGAGCATAGTGCATATTCCCAGGGAATACAACTAAATCACCAGTCTTTGGCTTAATAGAAAGATCATGTGTTTCAAATTTAATCTCTCCACCCTCATAGTTATCATTTAAATAAATGATAATTGGTAAATGATTCTCTGTTACATATCCAAGGTCATCTACATGAGTGTTTAAGTAAGATCCAGTCTCCCCGTGAACAACGCCCAAGAAGTTTTCTTTTTCTAGTATAGTAATATCCTCTAGATTGTATGCTTTTATTATTTCATTTTTAACTCTACTTATGATATTGTAGATATCAGGCAGACCATCATACTTATGCATGTAAGTTAATGGCTCTCCGTTAGGACCTTTTTGAGAAACAAAACGATGAGAGGATCTATTGTCTAGGTCTTCCATCAAATAAGATATTTCTTCTTCTGTTAAAAAATTAGAAATAGTTACAATGTTTTCTGTAGAGTTACCCAATTTATTTAAAAATTTGTGGTATGAATCAGTTCTTTCAATTGATCCAGGATCATTTCCAACGGGTTTATTATTTATCATGTATGCCATATAACTATTATACCATCAATCGGACAGGCAGTTAAAGCAGACAAATGGTTCATCACTTGGTTTAAGGTGAAGTTCGTCGCATTGGGTGCATGCTATCTTGTATCCCATAAATTTACTATACGACGACTCTAGTTTGTTCACGGATATATTTTATCATACACTCTTTTAAGTTCGGCGCAAAATAGAAGTAGTAAACCTCCCTATGCCCTATACGGGCACTATCGGTGAGTAGCCTTCATATGCCTAGCAAGGGAATCATGAGCAAAGACACCCCATCTTAAATCCCATTCCTTCTTACAAATCGGACAGATTAATATCCTCATCACTCTCCCAAATCAATAGACACTTTGTACAGGTAATGCCTTTTTCTCTCATATACCAAGTATGTTCACATTTCTTAGTAGCCACCTAAGCACTCATTTCTTGTATGATAAAGTCTAATCTTTGTCAATATTTTGCGGGACGGACCAAGAAGGTCTTCCTTACAGGTAGAACAACGATAAGACCATTCGCCAGTAAAGAAGTCATGGACATAGCCTTTGGCGTTGGCATATTTCTTGGATACAAAGGTTTGGAATGGATCAGGGATTTCCATGTTGATCATGTTATTTCCAAACAAATGTTAAGATTGTTTCAGCAAACTCTGGATGACTCTTAGCCAACTTATTAAGTTCTGCATTATATTTTCTTTTGTTTCCATAGTTTCTGGCTCGTTCTAGATTTTTAAGTATGCTTGCTGCTTCTGGACCTAAATCAATCTTGCCTGATTTAGCGAATGATCTTTGTTGTAAGGCACCTGCTCTTGATGATTTCATAGTTTAGCCACATACTGAGCAGCCATCTTCAAACCCTTAACCAGACCATCATGGTAGTCCTGGTTCTTAATTACCTTAGCAGTGTCCCAAACCCTATAGGATTCTTTGTTGAGTAGTTCAGATATCTCTTCATTGGTCATACCTAAGTATCCCATATTTGCCACGGTATGTCAAGTATAATAGAGTAATGACCCTACTATACATCCTATACAGCCCATTACATAAGGCTATTAAGATAGGGATATCAGATGTGTCTGGTAGAAGGTTTGCAAGCCATAGGACCAAGGGATGGATATTAATCAAGTATTGGTGGTTTTCCGAACGGGATCAAGCAAGAGCCATAGAAACCCTAGTACTAAGAACACTAAGGGAAAAGCATGGTTCTTTCCTAGATAAGGCAGATATGCCACAAGGGGGATATACGGAGACATTTGATGCGTCGAAGATAAGCCGTAAGGCCTTAATCCGTATGGTCAATAAGGCTATAGGGGGCGTCGAGTTTTAGATGGCCTTGGCTAAGAACTTATTATAAATCTCATATGTCCTTGTGAGGTCTTGTTGTTCTACTATCTGTCTTATTCTGTTATATTCTTTGAGATTTTTACTAGAGACTACATAGTTTCTGTATGGTTTATCTATCACATTGCTCTTATATCTAGTTTCAATTATCTCAACTGACATTTTCTCTGCTATCTTTTTTACTGTTTCAAATGGTGATTCTATCAAAGACTCATACTTTACTATGATGTCAAAGTTGTCGACAATGTCCATATCATTTTCAGCAAACCAATCAGAAAAGCAATACCTGTCAGGTGAGGATAGAAACCTATCAAGACTTCCTTCATAGTAAAGAGCATCAAGTGCGACATAAGAAGACAAGAAGTCTATTGGATCTCTGACTATTGTTATCATTTTGTTATTTTGTAGGTCATGACTTTTCTTAAGATATAGCCCTGTATGCTGCTCAATCCTATCTTGAAGATAGTGAGAACCTGTTCTAGGTATTGTGACAATAGAGTACTCTGAGGTTGGATGTTTTATCTTAGTGTCTGGTTTATACTCTGTCATTTACTAAGTATACCAAAGAGTTATCCACAGGCCATGATATAATCAAAATATGCAATATAGCCAAGTAGGTCAAGACCAGTTTGCATTAGATATGCTTGACAGTAAGCGTGAAGGTGTGTATGTAGAAATAGGAGCATACCATTCCACAGATGGAAGTAACACCTATATGCTAGAGAATGACTATGGCTGGACAGGTGTATCTTTTGAGATAGTTCAAGATAGGGTCAATGAGTTTAACCTCAATAGGGTCAATAAGTGTTATCAGGCTGATGCCACATCATTTGACTATGAGGCCTTGTTTGATAGGATCAACCTTCCCAAGCAGATAGACTACCTTCAAATAGACATTGATCCAGCAAAAGCCTCACTTATGGCATTGCTTGCTTTACCCCTGGAAAAATACAGGTTTTCTACTATAACATTTGAGCATGACCTATATATGAATCCAGATAATATGGCTATCAAGGATAGGCAGAAAGAGTTGTTGAGTGGTTTAGGATATGAGTTAGTTAGAGAAAATGTATCAGAGCCATACTATGGTTTACCATTTGAGGATTGGTGGATTGACCCAAGAGTTGTAAGTTATCCACACCCAAATAGGCTAAAAATGTCATAGTTATCCACAAGTTATCCACAGATTAATCTTACTGATTATATTATTAGACAGTCTAGAAGTGGAGTGAAGTGGAGGATAGTGGAGTATAGAGCC